CCAACATAGCATTGCCAGTTGAAATCCAATCTTTAACATTGGTAGGGGCATCACCACCTTCATCATTTAGAAAGTAGGCAATCTTACCATCCTTATTTTGTTTGTTTAATGAATCAGCAAGAATACTTGCTAAATCCTCTTCTCTTTTGGCCATTGTAACCTAATTATTAATTGTTAAATAAATCATCAAATGCTGATGCTACATCATCTTTTTGTTTTGGTTTTGCAGCTTCTTCCTTTTCCCAAGGTAAGTCACCGATTTCACCAGTTGTTCCACCCATATCAACTAAAACATCAGATTGTTTTGGTGTTGGAACTATTGCTTTTGGTTTTGGTGCTTCTAATTCTTCAATGATATCATCACTTCCAACTGCTGCTGATGGATTTAACCAATTTTCTAAAACTGACTTTAATTCTGCGTAAGATAATTCCTGATATAATTCAGTAATTTCTTTTTGTCCATCTAACAATTGTTGGATAGTTTCCGGAGAATCTGCTAATTTAGATGTTGCAGGTTTAACTCTGATTGTTGTTGTTGGATAAGATGCGTTAGACTCTTCTGCTGACATTACTTCCAATACGATATCTCTACCCGTGTTTGGGTCTGTAATATCTCCGTAATCAGGGTCAGCAATATATCCTAAGATATCTTGATAAACTGTCTTACCGAATCCCCAGAATTTTACTCCTTCTGATTCTTTACCTCTTACGATAACTGGTACGAAAGTTCTTAACTTTGGTTCCATTTTCTTACCTGCTTTCCAATCATCGGTATCACCTGTTCTCTTAAGTTTTTCTGCAAACTCAACGATAGGGTCAGGTCGACCAAATGACATTGGACTTAAATAAGTCTTGTTGTTAATGTTGTAATGAAAGTAAAGTTCAATGAAAGGAATGTCTTTGTTGAACTTGTAAGGAACGATTCTCACTTGAGATTTTCCGTTTGCCGGTTTGAAAATTGAATCCGACTTTTTAGTGTTGTTTTGTAAAGAGCTAAATCTCTTTAGAGCCAATGAAATGTCCATTGTTTTTTTGTTTTTAAGGTTTAAAATTTGTTTTTAAAGTTGAGGTTTATATCGCGATATTCCTATATCTAAATATAACTTTTTCATCTTTTATTACTATAAATATACGACTTTTTTTTCACATTACCAAATCTATTTTGATAATATATCGGTACTCCAACCTGATATTGATTTGTACTCAATTTTGATGTCAGAATTGGTATAATCCAATAAATCAATCCATTCTTGGTGTTCCGTTTTATTCCATTTTTCTTCGTCAATAGAATTTTTATGATGAACAATAACTAATATATCTCTACTATTTTGTGTTTTGGCAGGTTTTAAAGCTCTATCCAAACCATATGTATCGGATGATTGAACGGTAATTGTTTTATTTGGATATAATTTTTTATATTTTTCTTTTTCTTTATTTTTTGAAGATTGACTTGGTGTAACATAAGTTTGATTCATTTGCTTGTTTTTTACATCAATCTTTTTTTGTTTATTAAATTTTGAAACTATTAACCCAGCCTCTCTTGGTGTAAAATTATATTCTAAAATACATTGTTGTCTAACATAATCATCATTTAATTTATAACCAGAATAATGTTTATCCAACATTTCTTTTAATGCGTCTTTTTGAGAAATTTTTGTTGATACAAATGTATCTTTTTTATTAAAAGTATTTCCTATTTCATTTAAGAAACTATCAGGAATATTTTTATGGTATTTTTTTGGAACATAAATAACATCAATTTGTGTTGCGTTTTTTGCATTCATAAATGCATTAAAAGTATGAAATCCATTTACACCCAAATCACTACCATTTCTATCTTCCAGAACAATTAAAGGTTGACAATTGTTGGTCTGCCCACCATTAATTTGTATTCTTTCTGTTATTTCTAATAATTTGTCTCTATTAAGGGCTTCTTCTCTACATTGTTTAAAATGTAAATCTTCAATATCTGCCTTTGTAACTTTTGTAATGGGCCATTTTAGGTCATTTATATCTTTAATTAATTGTTTTACAATTAGAGAATCAGCTTCCAAATCTTTATTTTTTACCATCATACCATTATTTTCATTAAAATACATTTGATGATTTGTTGCATCTACCAACTCTAATAAACGAGCTTCAGCTTCTTTCATTTGTTCCGTAGTTCCGTATTGTAATATTTCATAGATAAATGTATCTTTTTCAGTTCCCCAAAGGATAGATAAATCTTTTGTTTCTTTTTGAGAAAACCAATATACTTTACCATCCCACGTATGCATACCAATATAAATTCTTCCTGATGGGATGTGTAGAATTTTATATAAAAATGCAATAAGATTTAAAGGTGGTGATGGAATTATACAATCTTTAAGTTGTGGTGGTAATTCCGTAACATTTAGAACTTTCAATAAATGTGACTTATTCATGTTGTTTTGTTTTTAAATTTTAGAATTTATTTGTTTTATTATTACTAATATACGACTTTTTTTTGATATTACCAAATCTATTTTTGGAGGTTTTTTACCTTTCTTTCGAGGTAAAATACTGCTTTTTTGAGGTCTTCCAGTTCTTTTTGAGGGTCTTTTTTTCCTGCTCTTGCAACATATTTGACTACATTGAATAGGTAAGCATCTTTGTCTAATCCCCATGCTTCACATACTTTGATTACTTCGTATGGATTGTCTACTCCCCCATAGTGTTGAGGGCCGTTAACCATTTCTTTTATTTCCATATTTGATACCATTTTCTTTTAGGTACAGGTTTACACAGACTAAATGGATTATCTCCAAATGATGTTGTTCCTACATATTTTGATGAAAACATATTTAAAAATACTTCGTGATATTTTTCAGGTATCTTACTAAAATCAGCTTTTATTTCTACATTTAATTCAATTGCACCATCTTCAATGGTTATCAATTTTAATGAATTGTAAGTTTCAACATATTGTGATGATTGAATATTTAAGTGTCCTCCACCTAAAAATAACTCCGAATCTTTTTTCTTTTCTGCCATAACTTATTTTTTACTTTCCCAATATAATTCTCTAACCTTTGCTCCTAATTCGGCATCGTTGGGTGTATCTAAAATTGTTCTACCTTCTAATGTTATTAAGTTTCTATTTTCACCCATATAACATTGTCTACATAATTGTCCTGCTCCCTCTACATAACCATATCTAAAATCGACATGAGTAGTTTTTAATGTAGTAGTTTCTTCACCACACATAACACAGGTTTCATAAATGTCAAATTCGTCTTTTTGTTTTCCTACTGATGTAACTAATCCGTTTTCATCAAATGTAAGTGGTACATGTTGTTCACCCATAATTTATTCTTTAATTGTTTCTAATTTGTTTTTCAATTTTACTGCAAGAGCACAAGTTTCGTATTCCTCAAAGTCAATAAGGATTTGTAATTGTTCGTCTAATAATTCTGTAAATTCTCTACTATCAATGGATAATGTAATAACTATAACCTCTTTAATTAAGACTTTTGCGAAATCAACTCTCTTCTTTTTATTTCTTATTCCGAATGCAATACCATCTACGATTGCTTTTGCAAGTTCTCGTCTATTGTTTTCGAAAATGTCCGAAGGTACGTTTGCGTGAATTTGAATTGGAGTGTATCTATTTCTCTTTGTCATGAAACAAATATAAGAAAAATATCTTAATTCTCCAAATTTTGTGTATTAAAACTTTTGAATACTTTTGTAGGTATCATTTTATAACCTGTATTAGATGTGGTTAAGATACAATTTCTAAATTCTTCCCAATCAATCATATAAGAATTATCTAACATACCACCCGTTTTTGACTTAACTACTTCATTAAGTGCATTAATAGTGTATATTGAATTAGATTGTTTCTTTCTATGTACAAGAATAGTTTTCCATTCCGAAGGGATTGCATTAGAACCTTTTTCGACATTAAAAGTAATAAATGCTTCTTCAGGTCTTATCTTACTTTCTAAAATGAAAACATTTGGATTAGTCAGAGTATAGTTTGTTAATATAAAATCAACCGACTTATCCAATTCCTCCTTTGTCGTAAAAAGGCAAAGTAGTTGTGTATTCATTTTATGCTACTCCATTTTTTCTTTTGAAACAATCTATCGTATCCTTATCCCACTTATAAACAGTATTGAATCTACCCGTTGCACCTGTTTTACTTCTTTGTCTTTTTTCACCTATTCTAATTTTTTGACCTTTGTCATTTAAGAAATATGCAATTCTAACTGAACCTGTGATTTGATTTTCTTTTGATAACTGGAATTGTTCTGCAGTAGAGCCAAACTTTTTAATAAAATCATTGGGGTTGTTTGTATTCATACAACTTGATATAATATCATCATTAATAACACCAACACCACATACAACTTCAAATAACCCTTTATATGCAAACACTCCATGCTTATCACCCATTGAACCTCCCATATGGAATTTTTCTATAAAGTTTTGTGCATCTAAATATGTTCCCAAACCTACTTTTGAACCATCGGAAAGTTTAACTGGAACTTTATCCATTTCTTTTAATAATTTTCTTTCAACTGCAACTGAACGCTTTCTGATGTCATCAATCTTTTTTGCAACTAAATAGTCCAAACCATAATGATTTTTCAAATCGTCTACAACTCTTCTATCACCACTCGATAACGATTCAGGATTGGTTTGTGCAACTTTCATTAAATTTGCCATACCGGCAGGTAGTTTACCATATTTTTTTTCTATTGCTGCCATTCTTGCTTTACCACTATTTGATGTACTCAATCCCATTGCAACTTTTGAAAGTTCTTTTGGAGATTTTTTAGACAAAGCCTTTGCTGGTTCAGCAACTACACTTTTTAATTCATTTTCAATTTTATTTAAATTTGCAGTTTGTTTATCTATTACTTTTTTCAAACGTTCACCATCTGCTGGTTTCATTCTACCATCTTTAACTAATTTATCTATTTCAACCTTTTTGTTTTGTCCCTCTTTTTGGAATGACGATTGTGCAACAATTGCATCAAATGAATCCTTATCTGATGTAAATTTAATCATCAAATCTCCTGTCTTTGAATTATATACAAATTGAGATGTATCGGATGGGTTTGCTCCACCACCACCTGCTGCAACTAATTTTAATGCAATCTCTTTTGGTATTTCGGTTCCGTCTGGTCCAAATATTCTATTGGATTGTCTAACCATATCCATTTGTTGTCCTTTACCACCCACATCTCCAAAGAAACCATTAACCGTGCAATCTTCTTCTTTCCAACCATTTGCTTTAATTCCTTCTCTAATTTTTTTAGCTTTAATTAAACCACCATTTGCGGCCATCATTAGTCTAGATAATTGACCATCGGATAATTTATCAAACTTACCTTTACCTGCTGCTCTAAAATCTCTTAATTGTTTAGCATTTACACTTGGTACTGATTTTTCTTGTCCTGCAATACCTGTTTTATCGGTTGCTTCCAATAATGCACCACCCTTTAAGTTATTGTATAAGTGTGAAACGGCTGATACTAAATCATCTTTATCATTTTCCATTGCCCACTCACATACATCACATGAACCATTTTCATTTAACATTGAACCCGCGTTACCTGGAGCCGAACCTGATTCGTCTTCACTTTCCGCTTTAGCATAACCCCTTTTATAAAACATTTCTCTACTTTGGCCGGCTTGAATGCTAATTTTATCTATTTCCTTTTTAATTTCTTGTGGGTTTCTACCCTTTGCTGCTTTAGCATCTGCATTTTTTTCAGCATCACTTACTCCAATGTCAGCAGTTGGTGCTGTTGGTTTATTAGATGTTGGTTTTACTCCACCAGTAGTTGGTTTATCACTACTTGGTAATTGTCCACCATTTGCTTTTTTAGCTTTTTCTACTTCGTCTGGTGTTGGTTTGTCATGCTTTTTTGAATCAAAGTTTTTTACCACATATACATTACCCGTCTTTCTATTCTTAACTACATCATCTTCGTTAATATAAGAAAAATACACTCTTGCTTTCTGTGCCATTTCATTGGCATTGGAAACACCATTCTCTTTT